ATGCGGCACACATGCCCATGGGGCACATGCACAACAAAAAATAGCGAAAACTTGCCACAAAAGAGGTGGCAAAAAGAACCCCGGACAATAGCATTGCACTGCAAAGGGCTGTTTTCTTCAAATTCACTGTAACGCGTTACGTAATCTAAGATTTTCTTTCACGCAATATCATATTTTTATTTTTTCTCCGTGCGCTTTTGAAGACCGTATTACACAGGATGCCCTTGCGTAAATTATCTGTATTTGCATGGCATGCATGGGCGGTCCATGAAGCTATTGTGGCGTTGACTTTTTCGATTGTTATCATATTGCGTGCGTACTGCCAACGCATAGTTTTTATTCTGCGTTTCATCCGTCTAACAGAATCCTTGCGCAGCAGGCGCTTATTCGCCCAAATTCTGTAACCGAGGAAATTAATTCCCTTGCTGCTTGGCAGGACGCTTGCTTTGCTGAACTTTAGCCCCAGGCTTAAAAGCTTCGATTCAAACTCATCCTTTATATATAGCGCCTCCTCTTTGCTGCGCACCAGGACCACCATATCATCCATATAGCGGATATACCTTTTCAATCTTAGTTCTCTCTTCGCCCATTGATCTACCCTATTCAGGACCAAATTGGCTATCCATTGGCTTGTTAGGTTGCCAACCGGGATGCCTACGGGGTCCGACTCATCCTGGCAGGCCGTGCTATCGATAATTACGTCCAATAAGGCAAGAACCTCATAACAGTGGATATAATCGCGGATCACCTCTTTTGCCAGCCTGTGCCGAATTGAAAAGAAATACTTGCTTACGTCCATCTTTAGCACCCAGCATGTCCCGCTGGCCACCATCCCTTTCAACCATTTTTCCACTCGATTGGCCCCGGCGTGGGTTCCTTTCCCGGCCCTGCACGCATAGGTGTCAAATATCATGGCTCTATCCCATATGGGGCCACAGACGTTACAAATGGCATGCTGGACCACTCGATCTCGGTATGGGGCTGCCAGGATCTCTCTCTTTTTGGGTTCATACACAACAAACGATCGGTATCTGCCCGGCTGATATGTATGCCACATTAATTCTATTTGGATTTTGCCCAGTTCCTCCCATAGATTCGTCTCGAAGTATGCAACATCCGGATTTGAGCGTTTACCCCGCCGTGCTAATTTATGTGCATGTATAAGATTTTGCCAATCGACTACATCTTCGATTAGAGCTTCGTGTTTCTCCATACCGCTCCTTTCTAAAAATTAAGGCGTCCCGAAGGGGCTTTCGCGCCTCCGGGACTATCGTATTCGGCCCTTCCAGGTCCGGGATAAACCGGCTGACCCCTTTGCTGGGATCATGGGTGACGGGGAACGCGTCCCCGCCCTCTCTGTGTTTATAATTCCGCCATGGGTCACAGGCGCAACGCAGGCCAACGTTCCCGTTCGCGTTCCACGGGTTCGCGTTGGAGTTCAGACAGCGCGCACCGCAGTACGCCCCGTTGTTCCAAGTGCCACCACCAATGAAGGCCCGCCAATCAGCGCCAAAACCCGGCTCACCCCATAAATATTAACAATGAAGCTTTTTCCGCCATGCTCCGATCATCGCACCGATTTCTGATAATTGCCGGCTGGCCGCGCCGACATGCTTGGGCCGTATTAGTTGGTTCTCGGCTGCGAAGCGCAGCAGGGCGTACAGATATCGCACCTGCTCATCTGCTCTATACACCTTGCTTTTCTGACTACTCATAGCCGCCTCAATTAAACACCTGACCAACAACCACAAGCTGTCTTCAAGCCGTGTCGCGAACCGATATCGTTGATATCGGGGGATTTTATTGATATGTGGCATCAAATAATTAGTCAATTGTTCCGCCTTGCTCAATACAACGAGCCCGCGCTGCCGCACGGGCCTTTCAGGGACCATGCTCATAAGGCGCCACAGGCGCAACGCAGGCCAACGTGCCCGCCCGCGCCCCACGGGTGCGCGACGGAGCTCAGACAGCGCGCACCGCAGTACGCCCCGCCGTTCCAAGCGCCACCACCAATGAAGGCCCGCCAAGCAGCGTGATAAACAGCCCCCCTATAGTATGCAGCGTCTTTGCCGACATCCACCACCGAGGTAGACCAAGCATAAGTATCACCCAGATCATGCTGGTCATCGAGCCAGTCCCACAAATTACCCGCCGCATCGATAATATTAAGCGTAGAAACAGCCTGAGCCACAGCGCCTGTGGTTGTCGGTCCGGTATTTGTCGTGGCAGCCCAAGCCGCAGTATTTGCGCTATCAGACCCTTGCGGAGCACCATCGGCGTACACGCAAAACTCACTAACCGTTGGCAGGCGCTTCCCGGCATTTCCGGCCAGTAGCCCGAAATCCGTCCTGGCATAGACATCATCCGTAATCGGGGTGACGCCGTACGCACTGACCGGCACATTTTGCGGCCATATGCCGCTCCCCTCACTATTGTGATAAATATCCACCCACACAGCACCGGGTATAATTTCCGCCATCCCCACTGGGCTACACGTTGGCCGATGAGACAAGTCCCAAACGCTGTTCGGTACAATTTGAGTAGCCAGGGTCACAGACGTATCGTACCGATCCGCCACCTCCCGCACCCGGCCATAATGGTACCCGCCAATTTTCCGGCTTGTCAGCGATGAATATCCATCCGGGTACGTGCTGTTCAGGCTGGATATCACCCCGGCCCGCCCATCGCTGCCCGGGATCGCATACAAAGAGACATTATCTCCCAGCGCCAGCGAATCCAGCGTACCGTCTTGGTTGTCGGCGCTTGTCGGGTCCCAGTCCGCCCGCTCATTCAGGATATACCCGCAACCGTTACCGCCGATATTCACTAAACCCTCCGGGATATTTAACGTGGATGCCGATGCCGCTGCAATTTGCCCCATTATTTGCCAGAATGCCGCCGCCCCTGCCGCAATTGCATACTTTACACTCATTTTACACACCCAACTCATTCAGCACGGACATTTTTACCTCAACCTCATCAGCCGTAAAGCATAGTAACACCATCCGGCATGCATCATCTTCAACCCGCCGGTATTGTTTGCGCACCTCATCTCCGGACGATTCATCCAGAGACGTTAAAACGATATACTCGGGGGACTCACCATCCGCCTCATCATCGTCCGAAAGCGTTTTATCGTAATCATATTTATACCTGCCGTTCAGCAAACCCTGCCAGTGCGCTTGCAGCGTAGTTCTTTCCGACTTGCTTAACCTCCCAGCCACAGCCATATCCTGCAATAATTCAAAATCGGCCCGCGTCAGCAGGCCTTTGGGAACTCCCTGCATAATTTAATCCTCCTTTGGGTTATTCTTCTATATCAACCGTACACACCGCCACGCCATCAACCAACTCAAATACACGGCCTTGAAGCAACCCGCCGAGCTGCGCATTATTTTCTGAGTCCAGCTCCACCCCAAGCATTTCAATGGCCTGGGCAACCTCCTCCTGGAGCGCATACAGCCAGGCCGCCGTCACCCGGGTACCCTTGGTGCCTGTGGACGCATCCCCATCCGTAAATGTGCCGTCATCCGTGTCTATTCTCTGCATATATCCTCCTAAAAATTAGGGTAGGTGAAAAACACCAAAGTCTCTGCGGGTTTTAAATCTTCGAATATGGTTTCCAGATCATCCACACCGAAATCGGCCAAACGATCTCCGGCCCCGTTGGTGCCCGCGTAAAAATAATATCCCGGGATCTCAGTATTGAGCACGTTGGCCCACCAAGCATAGACAATGTTTTCATCATTCAACTTATCCCCTGCGCAGGACCACCCAGCCATGAACTCTGTGGGCTCCTCGATCTCAACGTCATACCCTAACATCTCTGCCAACGCGATAAAGTGCGGCCTGGATAAGCCCCCCTTAGCCCGGATCTTTGCAAGCAGCGCCGCCACACGCACGCCCGTGCTGGCATCCGCATCAGGCGTCAGCCCATAAACCCGCTCCCAGGCCGACAACAGCTCATAGCAAGTGTCAGGGAAAATATTAACAAAAACCCGGTCCGCAGAATCCTGGGCACGATCCAACGCCTTGGCCTCGGTTTCCATGTCCATGTCGGCAACATCACCAAGCCGAACAGGAGTCAAATACCGCAGTGTTTTAGAGTTTTGTTGCACTGATCGTCCCCGCTACAATCCGTTGATAATCCGTCACACTGACATTTGTGGCCGGAGCGGAAAGCGGTGTCGGTACATCTGTCAAATCATTGCCCTCGATTAAGTATTTGGTCAGCTGGGAGATAACCAAATCATCCCCCGGACCAAATCCTGCCAAGTATGCCGCCACATCGTCCTCAATCACCGCCTCCTCCACATCGCCCTCATAGGCCAGGGTGATATCGACCGAAACGTCAACAGGGGCCAACACCCTTAAATACCGCATCCCCGCCGGCCGCCGCTCATCAATATAATCGGTCACCACATCGATCAGATCCTGATCCGGCACCCCCGTCTCATTATCCGCAGTAATCACAACATCAACAGATCCAAGCCCCTGGCCGAGCGGAACACTCCAGGCATCCGCCACCCCGTCCACCGCCCTGGCCCATTTTTCATAATCATATTGATTACCACCCGCAGGCGGCCGCCGCCGGTCGTCCAGATCCCGGGAAAGCAGCGACGCATCGGACTCATCGACCTTGCGGTCAATCCCGTTGATATAGGCGTGGTGTTCCATATTTTCCGGATCTGCCGTATCCGGAAAAATCTGATCCGATATCCACGCCTGATACCGGTATATGCCCCACAACGCCGACGCCGTACACGCAGCCCTTATATAAAGGATAGTCCCCTTGCTCGTATCCGCATCGGGAAACTGCCCCCGGTAATCCACCAGGATCTGGTTAAGGATCTGGTCAAAATATTTGAGCCACACACTGTCCATCACACAATCTCCGTAAATGTGGTAAATTCAACTGCCTGCCCGTTCGCCTTGACGGCAAGTATCCGGATGTTCAACCGGTCGGTGCCGGAAAGCTTCTCAATTTCCGTCTCAATCTCGAACGACTTGGCCCGGCCCGCCTCAATCATCCACGCCAGGGCCTCCTCACAATAATCCTTTGCCAGCCGTGCATTGCCCTCAAGTGATTTAGCCCGTTTAAGCAGATAAAGCCGGCTGCCAAACTCAGGGTCCTGGAAAAATGTACCTCTATCCACCATTAATGACAGATATATATTATTTATGAATGAATCTCCCGCCGTAAGCGCCATATCTGCCTCACCGGTACCGGCATCTATATTAAGCACAAAGTCCTGCATTACATCTGATCCCCTGGGATAGGCTCGTCTGTTGGCCCTCCACCATCATTCTCAGGATGAGCGTGGCGGTTATAAATAGACCTCATACCCGACATTGTTAACCCGGTACCACCGGCCATATCATGGATATCTCCATCTGCCGTAATATTTCCACCGGACGTGATATGCAAATCGGCCTCGACCTCTCCTGTTATCTCGACCAAAGGCGTATCCAGAATAACTTTAGTGTCGGCAATAACCTCAAGCGTACTCGTTTTAACCTCAACGAGGTTACCCCGCTTAAGATGCACGTAATCCCCTTCGTCCGAATAAAGAGCGACCTCTCCGTGCTCAACTTTAATCCTGTACCGCCTGTCATCACTGGCAATAAGCATGATCTGGTTACCCTGCTTGAGCAAAATCCCCTCCGCACCGGCCAGCGCACGGCTGGTAAATCCGTAATGCTGGAAACACTCCCTGTCCGTAAACGTCTCTCCGGACCGTCCAGCTCCTGAAAACCGTTTGACCACACCCTCAGACACACTGCTTAATATGGACCGGATCATAGTAATCATGATGGCACCACTCCTGGATCAGACAGCCGTAACCTTGTAACAACCCCCATCCGTCCGAGCTCGAAAGTCCGGGCCGCAACAAAAAATACCTGGGCGTAGCCATAATATTCATCCTCAACATGACACAAGGTGTTCGCCTGGAAATTCTTCCCGCCCTGGCTGTGCCCGGCCACCTGAACTTCCATGCTGAATCCATCAAATCTCTGCTGGTTCAGAACCGTCCTGGCATACTCCATCGGGCTGGCCATATCACTGTGCATGCATGTACAATACGGCTTGTAAAATGGGATATCAGGATCTTTAACAATAGCCTGGACATTGACCTCATCACTGCTAAAAAAATCCTCTCCCTGCTGCTGACCGATCACTGTAATCTTCGAAAACCGGCCGGCAATATCCCGGGTCCTGTCACTGGATAAAATATTATTCCCATATCCATCCATCCGATTTACCAGCCGGAACACAGGCTTACCCGTGCGTACCGGCTGACCGAACACAAATGTGCCGTCCGCCTGGCACCAAAAAAATAAACCCCGCTCCTGGGCGTGCCGGCTTAACAGGTCGAAAATCGTATGGTCCGGATCACGCTGCACCTTGGTGGACTCAAATTCCCATCCCTGCTCCGAGATCTTTGCCTTATGGCCCTTACCGTAAATGATCGCTTTGCGGTTGATATACGGCACATCCTTGAGAAGATCCTTTGCCAGCGCCTTCAGATCAATATTTTCGTCCGTCTGCCCGATCCCAACATGGCTGTCCACCAGTAAGCCCATCAGGTCGCGACCGGCAACCGTTAAGTGCGTCCGGTCATTACCATACCCGTCCCGGACACGGTCTATTATCCCGTTGAGCTCAAGCTGATTATTGACAAAAACACGGCATCGCGCCCCTGGATCAATTGCAAACCCGGGCTGCTCAAAATCAAAGGAAAAATCATCCGCCGCCTTGAACAGATCCGATTCAATCCGGTACCGGGTGAAGTTCTCAATCCGCCGTCCCGAAACTTCCAGGGAAACAGTATCCTGATCAGCTTTCATAAATATCCACCTCTCCGGACACAAAGTTAGGATGTTTGATTCTGTTGATCCTCAAAATACGTTCTGCGGATCTGTATGGCAGACCGTATTTCAAACAGACAAGATGCAGGGGCATGGCATTATCCACATCAATGGTGACAATCTTTTCGGCATCAAGCTTGACCTGGACTACATGGTCCAGTAAAGCGTCGCTAAGCAGTTTTACTGCGTCGACACCCCGGGCCGCTTCAACAGCCAAATCCGCGACTACGCGCACCCGGTCCAGGCTCTCCTCAATTTGATTTACATTCAATGCAGATTCAACATCCGGGGCCTGGGTCATGCGCCCATGGGCATCAAACACCTGCACATCCTCAGCCTGGGCCTGTGCCGATCTAACCTGTTCATCATCTGCGTAAATTTGGGCCGCTGCGTGGGCCAACCCAATTGCCGACGTGGCCAGATATGCATCTGCCGCAGCACGATCTGACAGCGACATGGTATCACTGTCCGTGGAGTCTTTACCAAACAACGTGGAATCAAACGGATATGTGAATCGAGCCAGCTGATTGACAATACTGTCTAAAAACCGCCCTGGCGCATTCTTCAGCGTAATGAACCGAACGGTAAGTTTCTCCACGGTGGCGGCAACTTTACCGATAATCCGCCCTGGAATAGATGTGGCAAGCTCGACAGTATCCACCAGGCTGTCAACCGGAGATGTAATATCGTCACAAAAACTACCGATATCTTTATCCATGCGGTCAAGTTTCTTTAGATAACTGCGCGCCTCAGCAGATACCGCGGTTATCTGATCAAGAATCCCCTGATCCGGGTCGAGGGCCTTGTCAATAGTCTCGGCATCCAGCACACCGTCTGCCACCATCGCGTCCCGGTAACTGTTTTGAGCCTCCAAGTACCCGTCTGCGGCCAGTTCATCCGCCTGCCCGGCAATATCCGTTGCGCCGGACACAGCGATCGAAGAGATCCCGACAATAAAATCAATGTCGATCTCCGCCGTCCGATCCCGGTCGTCATGACGCACATGGATATCATCCACCGCGCCCTGGAGCAGCCCGTATTTAGGATGGTTCAGCTCAAAAGACTGCTGCCCCCAGAGCAACTTCAGCACATCTTTGTGGGTGTCATACGTGTCAGACCAGAAATAACAACGCAACCGGATGCGCCGGGCCTTCAGCCCCATATCCTGAATCAATGTCCGGTCAGAAAACGGGATATGATGCCTGACTATGGCTTTGTCAAAGCTATCAGAGATCGTTTCCAGATCCAGATTAATCCCGTTTAATGTTGCGTATGTTTCCGTCATTCAAACTCTTTCTAAATATCAATTTAATACAATATTATCTTGATTATAGGACAAGGGCACTCTGGCTCATTCCACTCCCACCGATAACGAGCTGTGGGGTAACGCCACCAGCCCCCTCAAGCACTGTCACGCCTGCCTTGGGGGTAAACTGCGTTATGTTGCCGACAAGCCTAACTGTGATCGATTCGGCATCAGTTTCATTTAAGGCCGACATGTCAACATGCCCACCAACACCGCTAAATGTTATCGTATCCCCGGCAGTCAGCAGATCACTTGCAGCTGTATAGTCCTCGCCGGCAGTCAGCATTATCGAGATGTGATTGTTAGGTGCTGTAACGCCTATTAACGCGTCAACGGCATTAGCGTATAGCCCACCAATGACCGTGTAGCCAGCCCCGTTTGGGTGCAGTCCGTCGCCAGAGTCATACGCTGTCGCTAAATCTAATGATCCCTCGGACTCTGCCAGCGCTGTGTAAATATCAACGTATTGCAGTCCCATGCCAGCCGCATACGACTGCAACCACATATTGTATTCTTCCGTCCAGGTCTGCCGCTCTGCCGTCCAGTATTGATTGTGTGACCAGGGGGCAACATTAACCAATATGGGCAGTATTTTAGCCGTCCGTGCGGCCGCAACCATTGATTGTATTGACGCTTGCATGGAGGCCAATGGACTTGATACTGCCGCCGCAAGATTGTTTACACCGCCTTGGATGATAACTATCTCAGGATTATTAGCGACAATATCAGCATTAAAGCGCGCGGCTATTGAATGCAGCGCTTCGCCCGAGGCCCCCTTTGTCGTTACTGTCATGCCTGTTATTTCGCTAAGCTCGGTATCCGCTGATCCATTCGCTGTAAACGAATCCCCGATGATATAGGTAGGACGGTCAACAATAGTTTCGCAACGGAACTCAGTAAACGTCAAAACGTCACCACCACTGCCTGAATACATACTCACCATTAGGGACGTTCTTTCTGCTGTGAACGACCTACTGCCAAAGCCAGAAAGAAAAATAGGCGTATTGTCCGCGTCCCGAATATCAAACGCGCACCCTGGGGTTATTGCCCCATCTGTATAAAGCCGATATTTTTCACTAACTGTTAGCGGAGTCGGTGGCTCACCGTACATATAGCCGTTTCCATCAACCCCCGTCTCAAAAGAATTTGCTGTAACATTTACGGCCCCTAGCCCAGCCGTCCACGTCGTAAAATCATAACCGGCCATTAAGTCAGTCATTAAACTTTATTCCTCATTAAATTAATCAACGTCCTGAACCGCACCAGCGCCAAACTTTCCTCTGCGGTTGGTATCGCTGGTCACCGTGGTGTTGGGGTCATCGCTGACAGTCATCATCCGGCCGGACCAGTCGAAATTAATCGCCAGGTTGATGGCATTTTTTATTTCCCCTGGCAGCTCCCGGCTCAGATCATAGATCTTTTCACCCAGCGCCCCAGGCCCTGACCATCTACCGCTTGACGCTTTCTCAACCTGTTTGTTGATCAGCCAGTTGATCTTATCTCCGATCCACCACCCTGCCAATCCGGACCCGATTACGCCCGCCGCAGTGGCCGCAACAGGGGCGGACCTTACACTTCCACCCAGCAATGCTTTGCCTTTACCTAAAATGCTTTTTAGCCAACCCTTACCAGCTGCTCCTCCTGCCATACCCCCTGCAACATCATCCATCAGCCCGCCGCCAGGAATTCCACCACCAAGACCGCCCGCCGGCCAGTTGGTAACAAACACCGGTGCTACACCGGTCATCTTTTCCACGGCTTTCCCGGCAGCAATGCCGGCAGCTGTCGAACCGCCGCTCTTAAAAAATTTCCCGGCAATCCCACGCATAGCTTTGGGAAGCAAACGCCCGGCAACCACACCACCGCCAAGCAGGGCAGTTCCCCACAGCATCATATCTTTTCCATCCATGCCGAATCCGCCGTCTGCCTTACTGGCCCGCAGTTTTTTAATCGCATTGGTCAGGCCGCGATCCAGCGGCTGCACAAAGCTGTCCGCAGCGGACCTGAGATCGTTTTTGAGCATATTTATTTGATCCGGCAGGTTTGATGTGGCTTCATCAAAATTTTCTTTAAGCGTCCCGCCAGCTTCATCAATGGCTTTAAAAATACCTTCCATCTGATACATCGCGTCACCATTCAAAAGCGTTTCAAGACCCTTTCGCGTCTCTTGATCAGCCTTTCCAAACGCACCAAAAATAAATTGGGCGCGCTTTGCATCAGTTGTCAGTGTAGAGTATTTTTTCTTGATATCCATAAGGACGGCCCTTGCATTCCGCCTTGATTCATCATCATTAAAAAACATGACCTTAGATGCTTTTTGGGCCTCTTTCATATAGTTCAGATTCGTAAACACCCTAATCGCACTATCCGCCAGAGTGGCAAGCCGGTCTGGGTTTTGTTCAACCTTGCTAAGGGTCTCAACAAAAGCCAGTGTGTCGCTAAAGCCCATCTTCGCCGCCTTTGCATTCTGTCCGACCCGTGAAAAAACAGATGACAGATCCTGTAATTCCGCATTTCCGAGACGTCCCGCAACAGTCATCTTGTCAAGCATATCCATAGCCTGACCCGGCTTGGCAAGGTCAAAGTCAAACGCTGAGGAACCAACTTTTAAAGCATCGGTAAGAGACCTGGCGCTTGCATCTGTAACGGCCATGGCAATATTCACAGCTTTGAGACTGGCTGTGGATTCATCCATATTAAGACCACCCTGGACAAGACTATCAAACCCCTCCTTAAGACCCTCAATACTCTTCCCGGACTCCCTACCCATCCCAAAAAGATCTTGCCGCAAGGTCTTGATCTGGTCATCTGTCCCGCTGGCCGTCTGCTTTATCCGTGTCAGGGATTTAGTCAGCTGGGCGGAATCCGCAATAACCTTCCCGGCACCGATGCTAAGCCCCATGGCCGCCAACTGGCCATGCACCGAACCAAACGACGATTTCAGCGCAGCCAGTTCCTTGCGTGCCCCCCGGGTAAACCCGGCCACCGAGCGCTTGGCCCTGGATATGCCACGGATCAACCCTGCCGGTTTGGCTCCCAACTCAAGGAATAATTTCATAGGACTTGCCATCTTATTTTTTCCTGCGCCTCACTTTATAGGTTTTCGGGGTCTTTTTCCCCCGGGATCTCTTTTTACCGGCCGGCATGGCCGCAGCCAGATACCCGGCCGCCGCGCCCTCCGGCAATGCATTAATCTCAGCCCCGCTAAACCCCAGTTTTCGCAGCGCCAGATGCATCTGCCGCTCCGGCATCAGCCTGGCTTCGAAACTCCAACCTCCGTTTATCCAGGCGGCCGGAGGCGGCGTGCAGCTCGTCAAAGTCCAGCTGCCTGGCCTGCATGAGCATATCCGGGGTCACACCGCCCTCCGGGATACCGTCCACAGACACCCGCCTGGCCATGATACACACCCCGTAAAAGGCATCATTGGCCAGGGCGCGTTCAGCGTCATCTGACTCAAACACCGCAACAGAATCCCCCACAATCTGCTCCCGCAATGTAAATTCTGTGCAGAGCTTTCCCTCATATTCAATGCCAACAGGCAAGTTACCGGTTTCTTCCATTACTCTTCCGTCCTTTCTTCGGCCCCAAGCTCAATAGGCCGGGTGGTTTCGTTCTCCCCGTCCGTCTTGGCCTCACCGATTTTAAGTGTATATACCCCGGTAAACGTAACCCGCTTGCCGTTATCGTATTCAACCGTCAACCGGCCGCCCACCACGGCCCGCCAGTCAAATTCATCCGTCACCGGCACCACATAATCCACCTTGCACCCATACCGGGGCGTGGCCTTCATATGCCCGGTCTTGTTCATGAGGTTGACCTGTTTGTACAGCTCCACCTCATTTTCCGTGAAAGTCTTGAAATCCTCAATGGTGGTGCCGTTCACATCCAGCTCCACCCGGTTTACATATTCACTCATGCCTGCCTCCTGTTAATCATTTCGAAGCTGCAGCACCCGGCAGCTGCCGGAGCCGGTCACCAGGAATCGTTTAGTCCGTCTGTCTGTTTCAAATAAAAAAATACCGTCCGACTTCTGGTGATCTCTCAGCACCGGCACAGATCCATCATGATTGCGGTGTACCGTCACCATGTCCGTGATCTGCAAAATCAACACCAGCCGGGTTGCCGGATCAACCGTAACAGCCTGCGGGGATGAACTTAGCCCGGTCAGGACATCGTCAGACACCTCCCGCTCATAGTACGGGGTCTCACTGTCCATGGTGAGGCCCAGGGTCTCATGATCGCAAAAATACACCGTTTCCATTGTCTTACCTGGCTTAAGTTCCTCAAGGTCCCCCTGGGAATTTTCGATAAAAACGACGTTGCTTGTCCCGTTTGTATACGTAGACATCCAGTTATCCTCCTACAGCAGCAGGTCAATACGCCCGGCGAATACATGCAGGCCGTTGACTACGTCCGTGGGTATCTTTGCATTGAGCCGGTTGGCGTCCTGGGTATCCCGTTCCACCACCAACAAATCGATGTTGTCCGAAACAGCCTCCACGATCTCCAGGCTTTCGAGCTGGTACAACACATCCAGCAGCTCAGACCGAACCTTGGGCGGGGTCTTGCTGGAAAGTTTGCTCCGGGGGAACCGCAAGGCAATCCGGGTCCGGCACGCCTTGCGCACATAATCCAGGGTCATGATCGTGGTGACATCCAGCAGGCTCACATCGTCAATGCCCTGGGCGTCAACGGTGTACGTCGACACGGCCCGGACGATCTGTACCGCCTCTCCAGGCCCCACCTCCAGCGGTGTCACCCCGTTGTACAGCAGATTCTCCTGCTCCGTGCGCGAGAGCCTGTCATCAATATCCGGCGCGTGGATGCCGTCCAGCTCCAGGGTGTTCAGGGGCCGGGCAGGGTCCTCTTCGGACGCCATCACCCCCGCCATGGCCGCCGCCACCTCCATGGGCAATGATCTTGTCCCCCGAAGATATGCGCACACCATCCGGCCGTCATTGAGCCCGGCCGCCAGGGTAACCGCATCCGCCAAGGCACCGGTATACCCGAACACACCCACACCCGGGCGCTGCTCCAGAGGCCCGGATACACTCTCCAAATGATCTGATAAATCTTCCAGCTGCTCACTGACGGTCCAGGGCACGCAAATTTTGGTGTATTGCTCGGCAAACACCGTGCTCAGCGCCGTGGTAATATCCGGATCACCTGATCCGGTTGACATAGCCGTAACGGTCAACGCACAGCAGTCATTAGCTGCCGTATAGGCCAGGCCGATATCATTACCGCAGGTGCCGTTGTTCTTGGCAGTCAGGGTCAATGTGTCCGTGAGCACGGCTGCCGTCACCGGCAGGATCGGCTTATTGTCAATGGCGTCCTTGAGGTCAGCGGCAATATCCGCCGCCGCATCCCCCTTGGCCACCGCCACCTCAACATAGGCATTACCAACATACAAGCGCAGGGTACCGGACGCACCGGCCGCAGCATCGACAGCCACTGTGCCCACAGCCGGAACGCCCGTGGCACTGTCATCCACCCCCACCATGGTCAGCGACACATAGGGATATGCGTTCAGCATGGCCGATGCCATGATGTGGGCCTGGGACCCATACCCGAAGTACTGAGCCGCCTGGACATCCGAGAATACCGACACCGGAACGTTCTCCGCCACGCTGCCGCCGGACGTCCGCCCGGCCACGATCAGCACCTCCTGCTTGTTGGCAGGCAAGGTGCGCACAGCCAGAGTGGTATTGAATTCGAAATATTTGCCAGGCTTCCGGATGGAGCTGGGGATTTTGTCAAAGGATATATTTGGGCTGGCCATGGCTTATGCCTCCTTTGCCGTTTTTGATTCGGCCTTGGCCGGGATCAACGATCCATCCCGCACCAGGCGCTTGTAATATGCCGTCTCCGGCACATCTACGGCCTTGTTGTCTGTGATATACTTCCTGGGCCTGCCCTCCATAGGGCAGCGCGTTCCGGCCGTTGATTTGACTTTCATCGCTTACTCCTCAAGTGTCACAAGATCCGAGGCATCCGCCACGCCGTCGTCTTCCGGATCTTGCAGGTAATATTCGAGTCCGATCCTGAGCAGGTCGGCCACATCTTCCTCTTCCACCCGCGCCATGATGTAGGACGTGGTGAATTTGATCTGGTACAGCAGGGTGTTTTTCTCCCGGAACTCGACATCCGTGATGTTGGCGAACCGGTCCGGGATCAGCGGGGTGATATCCAGACCCAGATCCGCCAGCATGAGACCCTGCATCACACCCTCCAAAATCGGATAGAGCCCGTGCCTCCGCTCAAGTTCGTCCCGCACACTGCGGAAGGCAATCAGCACATAGACATCCAGGCTGACCTTGATCTTTGACATGGCCGCCCGGGTCAGCTGACCGGCCTCGATATAGACAAATACCGCAGGCTTTTTAATGCTCTCACCCTTTGTGACATCCGTGGCCCGTACACCCAGGCCCGCAGTATCCAGCCAGTCCAGAATTTTATTTTCGACTTCAGCGATCAAGTTTCAAATAATCCTTAAGTGTGTTGATAAGTTCTTTCCTGTCACGGTATGCCCGGAATCCAAGGAACGGCCGTGGCGGCAAGTTGACATCTCGGTCATGCGCTTTCACAAAAGTAACACCGGCCTGAATGCCCCTTTTATTTCTTGTCTTAACCTTCCGGCGGTGTGACCTGATATTAAGCTTCTCTTTGATGCCGAACTGATGCGCAGCGGCATAAGCACGGTTTGAGCCGACGCGCACATGTAACGGTCCTGCCTGACGATGTATGCTGTTTCGTAAAAAAGACTTCTCGGTCAAAATGAGGTCATTTTTTTTATACTTCAGCGTCTCAGGAGACAAGGGCCGCCAAGCTTTTCCGGACGGTTCCTGTTCTTTTTCGAATCTGTCAACCGTTTCCTTGACCAGGTAATCCCCAAACGCTTTCATCACAGGCGTCAGATTGTGCCCACGTGCTGCGACCTCATACAGGCGATGCATGACATCCCGATCGTCTATCTTGACCTGGACAAAAGCCGTCATTACAACCCCCGCAACCGGTCCCGGGAGAACACCCGGTCCGCAGAACTGATCTGCACCGGGTTGCTCCCGGAGTCAGCCGCCGCAGACACAGCGTCTGGGATCACAGCCGATCCAGATCCGATCTTCTCCAGCAGCCGAACCGCCTGCTGCCGTTTCTGCTCCCGGTTCTCGGGCGGGTCACTGCGCCGGGAACAGATCTCGAATACGGCCAGGTCCACAGCCAGCCGCTTGACCAGATCCGGCACCGGATCAAGGGGCACCTGGTACCGCCCGCCCACATAGGCATCGATCATCACCCCGGCCATCTCAATGGCCTGATCCACCCGGGACTGATCCACGGTGCCGGCGTCGTCGTCATCGGTGTATCCGATGACATCCGCCTCATCCATGCTGCCCAGTATGTCTTCCAGGGTGCAATAGGCCATTATGCGTTACTCCCCGCCTGCCATTCTGCCCAGCCTTCATCCCGCTGCTCTGAGGTGATGCTGTACCCCAGGATCTCCTCCATGGCTTCGACAGCCGGCGCACCGCTGCCGATGGTCTTACCGTCGGCCACCGCCTGGCCGGCCGCCCGGGCAAGATCAGACAACGTATTTCCGCCGCCATTTTCAAGCTCCAGATCAGGCATTTCTTCCGAGACGCCTGCCAGCATGGTGATCTCAGGATCGTCGTTAAGCTGCTCAAGCTGTTCATCCGTAAAATGTCCGGCCGGAAATATCCGCCCCTCACGGGTATGCACTTCTCCGCACCGCCGGAACCCGTCATGACGCGATTGGATAAAAACATCCATGTCACTCTCCTTTTATCCGCCCTGGGGAATCACTTCACCCAGGGCGTGTTAAGTTAAAAGGTCCACCATAGTGGACACTTTAATTCATTATTACTCAGTCCCTGTAGATCCCCAGGAAAGCGGCCACAATGCATATCCGCCGGCCATCCGGGCTTCCGCTCCGAATTTATACTCCGCCCTGTCAAACACCGACTCAGAGGCCATATCCGTCTGGGATACAAACACCGGCTTTTTGCGCTCAACAATGACGAACGGCTTTATGGGCCGGGTGGTGACATGGAGCATCCACTGTGTGCTGCTGGTCAACCTGGGGTTCACCACCAGTTTTGCCGTGCCGTAATATGGGTTTGGCTTGTCATCTTCAAGTTTCGGGTTGTCGCACAGGATTTTGCCCGTTGCTTCCAGGGCCGGCGGCACCTCAAGGGTATCCGGTATCAGCCCCAGGGGGCGGCCCTCATCATCCGTGAACGACATGATGGCGGTTCTCGCTGCCCCATAGGATGCCTTGGCGCCGGCCAGGGTGGCGGCAGATAGCGCCATGGTCCCCTTGTTGGATACAGACTGGACATCGCCGTCTTTATCCGTCACCGGGTGGTCTGTATCGTAGAAGTATTGTCCGTCATAACCCTTCTCCGTGAAGGCGTTGTTCTTCAGGTCCGCGTCAATCTCATCCGGTAACTGCTTAGCCGAGAACCCTGCATCCTGTGCCATTGGCTTGTAAATACCGATCTGGTCATCTTCGATATCGTTTCGTTTGACCACCACCGTGGCCTCCCAGTCATCCACCACCACCGAGTACTGATGCACCTTCAATTTCCGGTACACCTTGTCTCCGATCCATTTGCGCATTTTTGGGAATCTTGCGATCCAAGAAAAATCCATGATCGCTCCGGTTCCCATGGGCACTTTCATGGACGTCTGTTCCCAGATGGACGGCGCGGCTTCAAACGCTTTGTTAAATACGGTTTTTAGAACCGTAAACACCGCTATAATGTTTGATTTATTCAGCAGCATGTTATCTATCTCCTAAGATGTTATGTCTTTCATCAATACGGGATCAGCACCGGCTACTGAACGGCCGGGGCAATATCCACATATACCTTGTTACTGACGACGAACTCGGCAATTTTACCGGCCGGGATGCCGTTGGTGGTCATTGCGGCCAGGGCCACGGTCTGGTCATCTACGATGCAGACGCTGTCCCCTACATTGGCCTGGGTCGCCGTGCCGCTGAAGTTCATCAGGTGCAGGCCGTCCCGCTCGTACTCTGCGGTCAGATCGCCGTTGGCCCCGGCGGAGTTGTCCTGCTGTCCGGCGCATACCCCGGCAAGCACAAGCCCTGCCGTGTCAGAGCCTGGCACCACATAACCGGCCGCATTATGGCAAACCATGCCCCCGCCATAGAGTTTGGTCGAGGCTGCAACCGGCCCCTGACCGATCCTGCCGTCCTTTCTCCGGGTATCCCGGTCTTCCGTTAATGCCGTCATGTCTGTTTCCTCTCAAATTTCAGGTTAAAGTGATGACAAAATGACTATTCTTTTTCCGTCAAATCATCAGGGTCAACATCCATCATGCCGGCCACCTGCATAACGGCGTCTTTGTTTTTTGAGTCGTCCGGTGTAAACGATCTCCCTGGCAATTTGTCCATGGGCACCACCACAGACGCCTTGGCCACATACACCTTAAAGCCGTCCAGATCCTTGCGGGCATAGTCCATGGCCCAATCCTTTTGCGCCGGAGTAACCTTCCCGGCATCCATAGCCGCCGCCACCGCGTCCGCCGCGTCCCGTTCCGCCAGCCGGTCCTCAAGGGCCTTGAGCTGGTCTGCAGTTGCACCTGTACTTGCGGTCTGCTTCAGGGCCAGGATGGACGCCTCCACAACAGATACCGTGTCATCGGGCTTAAGCCCCAGTGCGGCGGTAACCCGTTCCGGCATGACCTCTTTAGCCTCGCCCTCCGGCAGTTTCACCCCAAGCGCGGCGATAGCGGCCACAATCATATCGTCCGTGGCATCTTCAGCCAGCCCCAGCGCGGCGATCAATTTTTCTCTGTCCATAATTGTCTCCTCGTTCTCCACCATCCCGGCTTCAAGCGCCGCCAGGATGGGCGTTAAATTATCGGTCTTGGGCCGATTGGTCAGCGCCACGCTGTCCAGATAGCAGACCCGTTTGTCACTTTTTTTGATCCCGAACACCGGGGAAAAATACTTGTACTCCCGGGCCGCCAGATGGGCCGCAGCCTTATCGGTCCAGGAAACACGGGCCATGATGCCCTTTCCGTCTTCCCAGGCCAGTTCCTCAATCCACCCGGCCGCCGGTGCACCGGCGGCAATCTCGCCGCGATGCTGGACACTGGCATGCTCGTAATCAAAATGGATCTGGTTGCCCCGGCTCCGGATGGCTTCCATCATCAGTTTGAAACCCGCCTGGTCCACCAAAAACTTTTTGCCGTCGGCAAGACGTCCCCATCCGGCTGCAAACAGCAGCACCCATTCCGGGGCTTTGCCGGTATCTGTATCCAGGGAAGCAATCATCTGTAAAATTTTTAACATGCTTAAAATCCTTTATCCTTTGCCTCAAGCTGCGTGATTGAATAGTGCCTGCTGCCCTGTACCATCGTGGCTTTATAGCGCTTATCCGCTACATCGCTGACGATCTGTAAGGCATCCCCATGCCTGATGACATTCCCGGTTTCGATGAGTGTCTGAATCAGTGAAAAATCATCAATGGAAATGTCAGGGGCAGCGGACTTGATGGCATCAATATGTGCTTTGGAGATCCAGACCGTCTGGGCCTTGCTGCCCATGGCCGCTCTATCCGCTCCGGACAACACAGCCACCGGGAACTCACCGGCAATCTTGCCATCAAAAAACCGTTCAAACACCGGCCCCTTTAAGAACTCGGACACAAACGGACGGGCAATGTCATAATCCAGTGTCTCCATCCGATCCGCCAGCACCTTGTAAGATCTGTCTCTGGCCTTCCCAGGGTTGTAATCAAACCCCGGGTCAATTCCCTGGGGAACCTGCTTGACGTTGCCGTCCCGGTCCGTATACTCCCGGTACTTAATCTCCGGTGCCGTATCCGGACCTTTCTTTCCCATGCGTTTCAAATCTCTGTCAGACACGGAATCCACCCGGCAGTTGCACCCCCATCCGTTCTGGGGCGCGTGACTGTCCCACCAGGGATCGTTATATGGCAGTACTAATCCGTTCCAGGCTTGATGTTTGGGCCTGGGATTGGCCGAGCCGGAGTGCCGATACATCAGATAGGGCCGCAAGCGCACAACATCCGGATCAGTCACCTGTTCCCACCGCCCCGTGTTATAAGCGCTGCGCAGATTTGTATGGTAAATCACCCGGGTGCGCCAGTTCCGGCCGCCCTTGTACCGCCAGCCGTGATCCGATACAATCTTGTCAAAATCTGTTCTAAAGCTCTCCAGGGTGCCGCCTCCGGCAATCACACGGTCAACTGCCCCACGCAGATCTGTCAACAGCTCGGCCTTCATTGCCCCGGCCACCATAAACCCCTTGGCGTGCATCTCCTTGGCAAGGTCGTCATACCGCTCCGTGGGCACATTAAGCTTGTCCCTGAAAAACCGGATCGCCTCATTAAAAGGCATGGCACCGTATTCCACAGACGCCTTAACCATTTGACGCCTCATACCGCCCGCCCAGCTCCGACGCCAGCATGGCCCGTTCAATCACAGACCCCAGGGCCGCCGTGTCCATGTCCGGCCAGGCCCGGACCAGGGCATCACGGAACTCTTCCAAAGACTCCGCCCCGGCCAGGATCTCTTTTACCGGCTCCAGCATCGCGGCAATGGATGTGTCAGACGCTTCCCCGATCTGTTCCAAAACCATGCCTGTGAAGTCCATTTCTTCGTTTTCAGGCTCATTTGGCTGTTTCGCAGCTACATGTACCATAGACGCCTCAATCTCATTTTTAGGGGCAATTTTAGCCCGAAGGCACTCTTCATCCTTTTCCGGGGCAGGGATGTTGAATTTCTCCCGCACATGGGAGACGGGGATATCCATCCGGTCGGCGAATTTATCCAGCAGTTCGGCATGTTCCTCCGGATTAAATTTTTTGAACGAACCCCGGTATTTTGGCACTGCAACGTCCCACCCGAAGTTGAACCCCACCCATGGCCGTATCAGCTGGCCACGGATGGTGCCGGCAAGGGCTCTGGCATCGGCATTGATCAGATCATGCCGCACATCGTTATGGGTGTTTGCAGCCGCATAAGAGCCCCTGCCGTCAACATCACTAGTGAGCGTCCCGCCCAGAATCGCCTTTGACATCTCCTTGTTGGCAAAACCGGCCAGGCCCTTGTAAAGGTCGCCGGATGCTTGTCCGGACATTGCGTTTTCAAAAGAGATCTCTGTAGACTTTGAGATAATCCCCGCCGCATCGGTGCCAAGGGCCTGCACGGCAATGGCAAGCGCCTCCTTGTCCTCCTTGCTGGCACCCGGATCATACTTGCCAAGGCGCAGGGGCATGCCGTACACCTCGCAGAATATAACCCAGTCCTTGACCGAATAATTCTTAAACAGATACCACCAGGCGCATATCCGGTAGATCCCTGCACGTACCACATGTCCTGACATACCGCCGTACCTGTGCATCATCACCCTGAACGGAGGGATATCAATACCCAGCGGATCTTCATCCGTAATCAACAGCGGCACACGGCTTAAAATCCCGGACCCGTCCGTAAACCTGAACCGCTTCTGTTCAATAAACTCAAACTTGTCCACCCACACCTGGCCCTCGGAATAATCCCAGTGCAGCTCAATTGGGGCATACCCCTTGCCCACGGCGTCCTGGAGGGAGACCAGGATATCCGGCCAGTTGGTAATCCCGTCCAGGTATTCATTGACCGCCTCGGCCACTGCATGGTCCCGCTTGTCATCGGACGCCGGCTCCAGTACGAAATCTGCGTCCAGTATCACGTTGCGACGCTTGGACATATCCCCGGTAATGTGGCCGTCCCGCTCCTCGATCTGGTCAAACAGCTCGGCCTGGCGGCTGATCTCGCCTGCGTCCGCCTCTTTAAGCAGCTCTGCCAGCCGCTCCGGCGTTAACCCGTCCGCCACATAATCCCGAAACCCGTCGGTCAGGGGCGCCGCCGGCATGGGATTTCTGTCCGGCCTCTTTTCCGGCCGCTTCAGCAGCCTCATGAACTGATCGTAGATCCTGCGCATCACCAGCACCCCGCTTTCTTAAACCGCCGTGGCGTGACGGATTCGTATTCGATATCTCCCACCGGCTGGTCCGCCGCATGGATTGCCAAGGCCAGCGCCCAGAATCGGTCACTGTGGCCATTGGCCCCACGGTCCGCCTCAAACCGGATATTTCCGGCTGCCGTGGTCACTTTTTTAATGCCACGCAAATCCGCCCGGATCTGGTCATCCTTGGGGATCTTGACAGCCTTGTCTTCGAATAGCGCCCGGACCGGATACGCCAGTTCCTCCTTGATCTGCGCTGAAAAACGCACCCCCTCAACCCGGTAAGTTCCGAATTTCTCCTGGGCACGCTCGACAAGCTGCATACCCAGTCCAGTTGAATCAATACAGGCCCGCCGAACAGCGGGAACTGCCAATAGATCATATAAAACCGTCTCCTGCTCCGAAAATGTCCGGTTCTGAAGGGTAATGATCCGCCGGGTAAAAAAGGTCCCGGAGACCCGTTCCAAAATCCACATCACCGTCAAATCACTGGTCCGGCCCACGTCCATACCCAGGTACAACTCCTTTTCATCCCCGGTCATCTCCCACACCACGCCCGGCCGGTACTCACAGGCGGCAATCATGTCATAGGAGATAAACGCCCCTGCATCGTCCGCCGGCACACACATGTACTCCTGGAGGAACTGCTCTTCGGACGCACACCCGGACCGGATAAAATCAAAGTAATCCTGCTCATCCATCTCCAGGCACTCATGTCCCCGAGGCAGGTTCTCCTGGAGCTTGAATAAAAAGCCCTGGTCCAGGGCCGTCTCCAGGGTCACCGTGTGCAGGGAAAATCCCTTGGGGTTGCCCCGGTGCTTGATATCCTCCACCAGCTCGTTGAAAAAGTTGGCCGATCCCCGGTGGGTGGAGATGATCTCCATCTGACCGCCCCAGGTGATGCCCGGATAGGCGATGGAATAAAGCTTTCTTGGGTCAGGATGCAGGGCAAATTCGTCGAGCACACGCCCGCCCCGCTTACCGGCCTGGGCATCGGCGTTGGAACTCATGGAGTGGATGCGCTTGCCGTTGGCAAAGCTGATCACATAGGCCGACAGCTTTTTGGCATCGTCTACCACCATCACGCCCATATCCTTTGCTACGGCATTGAGCATGCCCGCAAACTTCTTGCAGTCCTCAAGAAAAAGCCTGGCCTGGATATCATCCCTGGAAGAGACCCACTGGTCGTGCTTTGCCTCCCTGGGTGCCGTGCGCTCCACCGTTGCAAAAGCAGAGCTCCAGGACAACCCGATCTGCCGGGATTTCTCCATGAGCTTAAGCCGGCTCTGGTCCGCAATCCATGCGTCCTGGTACGGCAAAAACAGTTTGCCCGGCGCCTTGGGTATGTTATTGGCTCTGCCTGTCATAGGTTCAGCATGCTCCGGATCTCTTTGAGTCGTTCCGCATCCGGGATATGGTCTCCCAGGGTCTGTTCCACTGCGGCAAGGGCCTCTTCCTGGGCCTGTTTTCTCACCTGGTTCTCCCGATCCAGGGTGATTTTGCTGGACCGCTCAATGCGCTGGGATATCAAAGCGATCTTGTTCAGGGTGTCCACGTCCACTTCGCCGCCATTGAGCACCAGATTAAACGCCAGGGTCTTCACAATCTCCGTCACACCCCGGCCGATATCCGTGCCTTTCTGTTCGTTTAGACCGCCCACCAAAGCGTCTGCAGCCTCCCGGGCCTCGCGCATCATGGCCCCTTTCTCCTCCACGGCCATGGCGTACCGCCCCAGGGCACTCTTACTTATTGGCTTCTCCCCCCGGACCTGGAGCACGGGGTTGATCGCCTCAAGGATCTTGGTCTGGGTCAAGCGCCGGTCCCTCAGGGCCGCGTTGATCTCCACCCGCAGATCTTCCGGCAGCTGGTCTATGGATGAGGGCCGTCCCCGGCCTTTACGTTTGTTTTTGGCCATATTTACCGCCGTTTCATCCTTGGCGTGGGCCGACGCACCCCCGGCACCGTAACCCGGCCTTTTGCCGCGTCCAGGCCCCGTGTGGTCAGCGTGGCAACCATGATGCCCGGGTCGTCATCCAGTTCCACCAGCCCCTGGTCTGCCAGCCATGCCAGCTCCGTGCGCACCCGGTCCCGGCCAGGTGTAAACCCGTATGGCTCGGTCCCGTCCGCCAGGATGGATTCATTCAGCGAATAGCTGGCCGTCTCTTCCAGCAGCCGAAGCAGGGTTATCCGCAGGTGCTGGGATATGGTATCGTTCAGGCTCATGATTTGTTCTCCGGCTTCATTAAAGTATCCAGGATCATATCCACGGACCCGCCGATATTATCCAAAGACCCATTCATTTCTGACACCTGATCGGACACTTTGTTGATCCGGTCATGCACAGCGGCAAGATCACGGTGTCCGATCTTATTCTCTTCCAGGCGTATCACGCGTTTATCAACTTTTTGGATATCACACTTGACTGCGGCAACATCCTTTCCGTGTGCCTTGTCTTTATTCGTGATCCAGACACCCAGCCAGACAACGACATTGACCACTGCCGAAATCACCATGAACCAGAACTGCAACGCCTTGTAATCAATCACGACGCCCTCTCAAATACTGCCTGGCACGGCAGGCACCGGCAGCATCCCGGCATTGCCTTTCGCCGGGCCAAGGGGATTGGCTCCCCGCAGTCAATGCACTCACTACAGCCGGGCTGGTCATATCCGTTCCGGGCCTTTTCAATGGCTTTGTTCCGTAAAAATTGCTCATGGCCGGCGGCAATATCGCACTCATCCATCACATCCCCTTGTTTCCGGTGATCATGGATATTACCTTGGCGGCTGCGCCCTTGGCCTGGGCCGTCTTCTCTGCACTGCGTCCGACCATCCACACGGAACAGACCCCGCCCCAGGCCCACCAGAATTCTTGGGGCAGCGCCAGTAACGGCAGCGTGGGCATTTCGGTTTTAAACAATCCGGCAAAATAGAACACCATGGGAAACACCACATGCACCAGACCGATGAACACCAGGCCCATATAAACCACACTGGGCCGCGCCCGTTTGGTGTACGCATCCGCCTGGTTCATCTCCGACACAATGATGTCCCGTTTCAATGCGTCCCGCTGCACGTCCCGTTCGTCAATGGCCTGACTCAACTTGGCCTGCATCGCCGCCCGGTCCGCTTCAGTCATCTGTTTGGGGAAAAACCTGTCCAGAAGTCCGCCGGCAAAATCAAAGGCCGATCCAAGGCCTGTCAAATCAAGTCCCATGCGTCCTCCTTAGGCCACCAGGCCGGTAAAATATTTACCGCCGGAATAGGTCAGCACCTGGCGGCGGTTGGCCCCGGCCTTATAGCTCACATGCACCCACCCGGAATGGGGCTTGCCCAGGGTGTGGCACTCCAGGATCAGCTGGTCTAAAATCAGATTCTTGCGCATCCAGTCGGCCAGGTCGTAATTGCTGACGCCCGGCACCTCAAAGTCCACGGCCTCGCCCTTGCAGTGCTGGGAGGTCTTTGAACCGCCTACCGCCGCGTTGAGTTCCGGGCTGCGGTAGCCGCTGGACGGAACGATCGGAACCCCGTAATGCAGGCGCACGGGCTCCAGGATCTGCACGCACAGGTCCCGGAGCTTATGCACCACATCCTGGGGCGGCAGATTATAAATACCTTTGCGCGCTGCGGTCTGGGACCGGGTCAGCTCGCGCAGGGTAAAATTCTCTGTCAGCTGGAATTCTTTAGTATCCATATCCGTCTCTCCCGGCAGGTGCGGCCACCGCAAGCCGGCACCATAAATGGCCAGCCTGTATCCGCAATCCATGCCCTTGGCTCCAGGGGGGTGATCCCCCATGAAAAATTAATGCTTATGGATACTGTTTAGATAAGATCGTGATTGAATGAAAATAACGTGTTTCAAGAAGATATTGAGAGGATGGAAAGGAAAAACCGGGCGGCCCGATAAAGCCGCCCGGTTTTCTTTAAATTGACCCGAGCCCCAAGCCGACACCTGCCGGGCGGGCTATCCATTGAGGGGCAAAACCGAAGCGTTTGCACAATTCCGGACTGTCAATGTCCAGGGCTACCGGGTTCCGATGCTTGGGCTTTGGTCAATTTTCTATATTATTAAGTTTATTCTTAACTTCAAAAAATAATTTCGTTTCAGTTTTTATTCATCTTGACAAATTTCAAGCTGATACGGCTTATCAGGCCAGATCAAATTAATTGTTTTTCGGCCAATGTTTGCAGATGCTCCCATGACGAACGATAGTGCCAAGACGTA